TCATAAGCCTGTTGTTCTTCCAGTCTTCATAAATCTTCTGAAGTTCTTTAAGCCGATAGGCTTTATTAGCTAAAGGGATGTCATAAACATTCTTTTTAAAGTCTTCTCGAGTTTTGTGAAAAAGGGTTACCAACTTCTTGCTTAGGTTCTTCCCAGTTGTTTTTGTCGGGTCATACGCTTCGCATTGCCTTCGGTCAATTTCAATACCAAATCTCTGTTTGACAGCATCCGCTACTTGTTGAGGGGTATCAAAGCAAGCAAGAGACTGAACTATAAAGATTTTTACAGGCTCTTTAAGTGCCGCCATACCTCCCCCTTTGTCCAACTACGTCCAACAAAACAGGCAAAAAAAAGAGCCATTAGGCTCAATTGATTACACAGTTGCCGCAGCATTTTGAAATATCAAGATTCGAAACAAACGGCGGATTTTTTGCGACCTCAATAAGTCGCTTAACATTCTTACTTGGTCCCCACCGTTTAACTACGCCAATAAACTCTTCAACGTCATGACCTGCAAGATAGTGCTTAGGAAGACCAGAACTATCGCTATAAACAATTTCTCCGTCCTCGTCTCTCATCACTCCAATGTGATAAAGCTCATGTTCAAGCAAGTAACAGAACTCTGTATCGTTTGCACGCTCACAGAAAGAAGCGTCGACAGTTATTAAGTAAGTTGGCACAAAGCCGAACCAGTCACGCATCTGTTGCTTTTGTCTAGCTTTACGCCAGCCACCAACATTGAACATGACTTTTTCGCACTGGCCTAACACCATAGCTTGCTTGCTTTTATATGCAGAAGAAGCCCAAGCAAATGCTAAGAACTCTTCATTATCATGAAGCAACTCAGCAATATGGTTATGATCAGGGTTATGAAGTGGTCCACCTATAGTTAAGTAGTTAGCCACAACCCATTTCTTTAGGTCTGGTGCCGGTATTAAACGAATTGCTTCCTCTTCTTCGGCCTGGTCAATAAAATCAGTTGGTGGGAATGGTCTGATCTGATCCATCTTCAATTCTCGCTAATTCGCTTTTAATCCAGTTAATTGCATAACCTGATTCAATTTGATGTGGTTCAAGACGCTCAAATACATAACCTCGATCTAGAGCAAGATCATATTTACATAATGCGTTTGCTATCTTTGAGCCACCGCGACCTACTGCCCAAGGACTTCCAGCAATTTCGATAAGAAGATTCAACTTCACAATATAAAAATCGAAACGCCAATTTTTGGTTGATTCAAATTGGAATTTTCTTCGATAACCAATTCGATGCTCTTCTAATTCTTGAAATAACGTTTCTTCAGCTTCCAGATATTTTTCTTTAGCCTTAGGCAATGGTCTACTTTTAGGCTTGGTTTTAGGTTCTTTTTTTCTTGTAAGCCAAAAATAATCGTTACTGTCCATATAAGGCAGTCCGTAAATTATTAACTTGCTTTTTTAATCTAAGAATTATTCTATCGATAACTAACATTTCATCACGGCTAAGACCCGATCTGGAGAGATTTTGATAGCGCTCAAGTTCCTGTGAATATTTATCCAGATTTTTTTTAGCTTCGTTTTTGTCCATATATCCAGCTCACTTATGTTTATTAAGACGACGAGCAATAAGGCGTTTTTTCTTTTGACTTAGTTTGTTAGGTTTACTCTTTACTGGATTTGCCTTACAGCTCAAAGGTGATGCATGTCCACCTGATGCAACCAAGGTGCTTAAAACACTTAGTTTTGTATTTAAGGCCATTAATCCAGCAGTAGTGGCTAGTAATAATCGGCTCATACGCACTTTTATTTCTCCAAAAGAAAAAGCCCCTCCAATAACCATTTTTTAGAGGGGCCGTTTGCGCCGCAATTATTACGGCAAACTTTTAAACCAAATTATGAGATCAATAATTCATAATTATCAGTTCATTACTTTTCTTACTCTTAGCGGCCAAATCACGACCAACAGAATAATTAATTGAAGTACATGCAAAATTAAAACCTTTAAAGATTTCACGAATCTTTTCATGATCATTAATTGAAAGCATTACCTTCCCTTTGCAAGTCTTCATCTTTTCAGAAAGAAGTTCATACTGATCTAATGGAAAATCCACTCCATAACCTGCTGTATCTAGATACGGCGGATCAGCATAAAAAAATGTATGTCCTCGGTCATACTTATCAAAGCAAATATCCCAGGACAGGTTTTCAATATAGACTCCATTCAAACGCAAATGTGCTGCACTTAAACTTTCCTCTATCCGCAAGAGATTTAAAGAGCGGCCTGTTGTTGCATATCCAAATGTCTGCCCAGAAACCTTACCACCAAACGCATGTTGCTGAAGGTAATAAAATCTTGCAGCTCGCTGAATATCCGTTAGTGTGTCTGGTACTTTTAGTTTTTCCCATTCAAAAATCTGGCGACTTGAAATGCACCATTTGAATTGACGCACAAATTCTTCTAAATGGTTCTGAACAACCCTGTAAAGGTTTACGAGTTCACCATTCAGATCATTGATTACTTCTGTCTTTGCATGGTCTTCTCTTAAGAAAAATAGAGCAGCTCCACCGCAAAACAGTTCCACATAACACGAATGCTCTGGGAATTTACTCAACAAATCCTTAGCTAAACGGGTTTTACCACCTTGCCATGGAATTATTGGTTTTGATTTCATAAAAATTTTCCTGTGCAAAAGCAATTGATTCTGATAGCCTTCGCAAATCGTGTGCACGATAGCTGGGCTTGGCTTTTGGCAGGCTACATCTGTCAGGAGGTCGAAGTGCTGTTACCGCAGTACTTCGTCCCCAGTTTTACTCGATATAAAAAAACTCGGTCTCCATTTGGGACCGAGTTTTTTTTGGCAATAAAAAAGCCCACCTATTTAGATGAGCTCTTAAATTGATTTTGGTCTAATTTATACTACGACCAATTTAATAAAACTATACCTTAGTTAGCGCAAAAGTGGAAACTAATTTCTTACCTCATTTAAAGTTTCTTCCTTGTAACGTTTAGCAATTTTAGTAGCTTTTTTAATTTCTTCTTCTAATGCAGCTACCATTAACTTTTCATACCGTTTCCAAGTTTGACGATAAACCTCGGGATTCATCTGATAACTTCTAATACCAGCATAAACTAAACGCCCAGGATCTTTATGCCCATTTTCTAATTCAGGATCTAAAGCATAGTCAATAACAATACGAGCAATTAACCAGGCTAAATGATAAATCGCAATTCCTTCCGGCTCTCTTCTTTTATCCTTTTTGGCTCCATCCATCATGATTTTCGCCAGGTGATTCCTAACGTACTCATAATCCTGTTGTGACTTACCCTCGGTCATAATGACCATTGCAACTGATTTTGTAAGTTGATCACCCATAGCTGCTACCACCCCTAATTTATCTTGAAAGTCTATTGACCTCCCGTCTGTACATCTAACATTCGCAGCGCCATAAGATGGTGACTTCAAGCTTGCTCCACTTACGAACCATTCAAAAATTTGAAATCTTGACCAATCCATTACAACTGTAGACTGCATATTCACCACCTTATTCAATACGTTAATTATTCAAATGCTTTTGGAACTCACTAAAAAGTAGTTCCTCGATTGGTTCATCTACACTTAATTCATGATCAAGTGACCAAGGATTTATATAAACCTTATCCCCGCACATAACGGCGAGCTTTCCCTTAAACTGACAACCAGAAAAATCACCACTGTATTTGCGTGCATAAAGCACAGCTAAAGCATCAAATTCATCTGTAGTTAAGAATGCATCCATATTTATTTTTAATATGAAAAACTTCTTATCTACAGTCCAACCTACCGTTTCAATATCGGTCATAAACCCTCCTCAAACCTCTCTAACATCAATGCCGTGTACAGTTTTCATCAAATGCTTTTTATTGCGGTAACTCGGCAATTTACGTGTTGCAAGTGATTTAACGTCCTCAACAATGAATTCGCCATTAATGAGGTAGTAAGTAAAATCAGCAAAATATCTAAGTGCTGGTTTAGCTCGTTTCTCCCCTTCTAATTTTGTCTTCGGTGCCAATTCAAATTTTGTGTGATGCTGCAATTCTTTAATTTCACCTCGTTGTTGTAGAGCCTTTAGCTCGATATACCGTTTGTATTCTTTAGTACTGTCAAAAGTCATTCCATCCAATTTAATTTTCGAAGCATTAAACTTGTTTCGACCCTTTTTCTTTTGAACTTTCGGGCATGTAAGGCGGTAATCAGCAAGGCTCATTGATGTCATGGAGCCCCCTGCAATGTGCCTTTGAATCCTACTTGCTTAAGATATGGTTCCCATTGTTTGGCTTGAGTTGGATCACTAAGTTTTACGGCGATACGTGCTGCAAGTTGATCATAGCTTTCCCCTGCAGCAGCAAACTGGCTTGCGAACTCAGGATGTTGTGAGAGTTTTTGAGCGAAGATATGAACCTGTTTGTCGCTAAGTTGATATGACTCCCCCTGCGAGACTCGAACCGTTGTTGTATTGTTTTGATTTCTAGCTTGCTCACGAGCTTGGTATTTGCCACATGCATTGATTAACCAGTCTGCAAAGTGGTAATGCATGAGTTCATCACAAAGATTCTTCTCAGCGTTGTAGAGTTCAAAAGCACGTAACTCTCGATCGAACCAAGTCGCGTTTTTGATCTGCTCGTAAGTTTCCTGATCAGTTGCCAAAAGAATTTCTTCACGAAGTTTTTTCAAACTCAACCATGTTTTTTTATTTTTAGATTCATCTGATAGATTCCTTGATAGGTTCTGTGTCCCAATATTGGTACTGGTCTCGGTACCGTTTTTGGGACTGGTTGCGGTCCCAATATTGGTACTAGTACCGTTTTTGGAACCAGTACCGAAATTGGAACTAGTTCCGTTATTGGTACTAGTCCCATTTTTGGGACTAGTTACACTATCCTCTTCACGGCCCATCACGCCAATTAACTGGTAAACCTTCACGCCATTACCTGTGATTTCACCTGTAAATTTAATAAAAGAACCAGCTTCTAGTTCATCTAAAACTTTAATAATCGTTTTACGGTTAAGAAGCGTGTCTTTGACCATGCGTTTAATGCTTGGGTAGCACTTGTGAGACTCTCCCGCTCTATCAGCCAATGCTAATAAAACAAGTCTTTGACTTGAGGTTTTAACCTCGGCTTTGAAGGCCCAAATGGATGCGTCTAGGCTCATTGTTCCTCCTCTTCAATAATTTGAATAAAGCTACCCAAATATCGAATTTTCTTAGCTCTATAGAGATTCGAAATAATCACTCCGGCGTGATAAAGCGGCATTCTGTGCTCTTGTGAAAGTGCCCACATGAATTCATCACGCTTTACTGCAGCATTATTTTCATCTCGATTAATACGGCGAAGGTTTTCCTTTCTCTTTTGAAGCAATTGATTCAGTGTATAAAGAGCCGGCTCAAACCAGCTCTGGATTATTTGCTGTTGATTTGATAGATTATTTGTGTTCATTTGATTCACCTCAATTGAATGCCTAGAAGCCTGATTTCCGAGATCAGGCTTTTTTAATATCCAAGCTTTTCTTTTTGACCACTGATTTCGTCATGAAATAAGTCATCCACCGTTTCTATACGGTTCATCCAGCTTTTAGACATAACTAAAAGTGCAGCAACACGTTCTTTATCAATGCTCTGATAATCTTTAGGAACGACTTTTAAACCAAGTAAACTCAATAGCTCGCAAAACATTTCAATTTCATTCAAGCCATTGTTTTTCTTATCCGTTTTAAGCCGAGTAATAGTGCTTGGATCAACTTTTAATTGTTCAGCAATCTCTTTTTGATTGCTTATATCAAGACCATGCAATATGCGGGATACTCCATTTCTCGCGCTTGCAGATATATCAACTGATAATTTGCTCATGGTTAGGTCCTAAGCATTTGAAGTAGTTCGTTTGATTGGTTCTTTGCCATTTGCCAAATCTCTGATTTGGTATTCGCGAGCTAAAGGAATCTTTTCATTTGGCCACTGGTAAACAGCAGGTGGCTCAATTCCTAATAACTTTGCTAAGCCAACACCATTGACACCAAGCAACTCATAAGCTTCCTGTTTGGTCATTTGTGCAACCTCAAAAATAAGATTTCTTAGTATTAAAACAAAGATAACTTATTTTTGCAAGATGTAAGATAACTTATATGAAGAATCTAGAAACTATGGGTCAGCGTATTCGCGCCTTACGAAGAGAAAAGAAATTAACCCAAGGCGAGTTGGCAAAAATCGCCGGAGTTAGTGCGCCCAATGTCACTGGTTGGGAGAAAGATGCTTATGCTCCTAAAGCAGACCCATTAAGCAAAATGGCCGCTTATTTCGGAGTGTCGACTTCATATATAACTAATGGAGATGAAAGCGGCCCTAAGTTGGATAGCACTGTTACACAATTGAAAGTTCTGGATATCGAAGCTTTTAAGAAAAAATACAATATTCCCGATAGCGAAGATGCTGTTAAATTTCTTGAAACACCTGTTAAATCATTCCCCACCCAAAAAAGATATGTTCC